TCATTCGAACCGGCTCGCTTTTTTCATGTAGCGGAGTCCGCGGCGGGTGGGGTCCTTCCTGTCCGGAGTCTCGGGAAGATCGAACTCATAGGATGTTGACGCGTTGATAACCGGAATGCCGTGGTATTCGCGCTCCCGCTGGAAAAACGCGGTGTAGGACTGATGCATATGGCCGTGGACCATCACGGCGGGGCGGAAGCGGTCCAGCATCGGCTTGAAGCATTCGAAGCCGCGGTGCGAGGGATGGTCCTCATCGCCGAGCCCGCGGATTGGCGCATGTGTCAGGATGATATCGACGCCGCCGGCGGCTCTCACCCTCCGGCGTATGGAAGCAATGCGGGAAGCCATTTCACGCTCCGTGTACATATTCACACCGTCCGGCCGGTAGCGGAAGCTGCCGCCGAGGCCGAGGATCCGGACGCCGTTGATCATCACAATCTTGCCGTCCGCGCACAGGCAGCCCTCGGGCGGACTCTCGCTGTAGCGGTCGTCGTGATTTCCGTGGATATAGACGACCGGCGCGTTCGTGAAGCAGGTGAGGAAAGACAGGTAGGAAGAGGGAAGGTCCCCCGCGGAGAGGATCAGGTCCACTCCGGAGAGGGCCTCCCTGCACCGGTCCCCCCACAGCTTGCTGGAGGGTTCGTCTGAAATAGCCAGGATCCGCATCACTCTGTTCTCACTTTCTGTTCCAGCTGAAGGAGGAAAGTTCGGGCATCAGTTCGCCGTGGATTCCCTGGAGCCGCACCAGGGGACGGGCAGATTCAATCAGTTCATTCTCCGAAGGGAAGGAGCCGACGATATTATCGACAAGATGCTTTCACGGAAAAGCCGATTTCTATCGATCATCTGTACGAAACCATGAGCAGGCTTTTCTGAAGGAGAAATAGGAGATACCCAGATTCAAGCTTATTTCCTCCGGCATGAAAGTGCTGTGCGACTCGTGGTATCTATGTGGGAGGTGCCCTCATTATTTTTCTGAGCTTCACTTATAAAATCCCCTGACTTTTGGGCGTGAGTAGTCAAACGATCAAACGATTGGAGGACTGCTCGATGACGGCCCAAGAGAAACAGAAGATTGCCAGTCTCAGCGAGAAGGGACTGGGGTACAGGAAAATTGCCGCACAGATCGGGATATCCGAAAATACGGTTAAATCCTATCTGAAGCGAATGACCGCCGCAGATGATCAGAAAGAACCTGATCAGCCAGCAGCGGTTTTTTCATGCCCACAGTGCGGTGAAGAAATCCGGCAGATTCCGGGACGGAAAACAAAGAGATTCTGCTCAGATTCCTGCCGGTACAAATGGTGGAATTCTCATCCGAATCAACTCCGGCGTGAATCGCTCCGGCAATCCGTGTGTCCTGTCTGTGGGAAGACCTTCTCGGCCTATGGCAGCCGTAACCGGAAATACTGCTCTCATGATTGCTACATCCGTGACCGGTTCGGGGGTGAGCAATGATGGAATTGGCGAAGCAGGAGTTTCAGAATGAATGCCTTTTTTCGATCACGATGAGTCATGTACGAAGCATGCTGAAGAAGGGCCTGATTTCCCAAGATGAATACTTCCAGACGCGAGACAAAATGAAGCAGAAATACCATCCTGTTTCTGACGGATTAATTTCAGAATCAGACTTGCAAGCTGCCGAAAACTGAGGATTAATACGACGTAACGAATCCACTGTGGAGGTTGCGCATGAAGCTGTCAAAACACGAGTTCCGGCGGGAGTGCCATTACACCCTGACCATGATTCAGACGAGAAGAATGCTGATGGAGAAAACAATCTCCAACCGAGAATACTGGCGGATGGACCGGAAAATGAAGATGAAATACAAGCCGGTTTCTGATGGCCTGATCCTCGAATATAACTTGACTAATTCCCAGGAGCGAGCGTCAATGCAACGTGGAAAGGAGGGACAACATGTCGACCGTAAAACGGATTGAAACCAGACAGATCAAACAGTTTCAGCGGAAAAGAGTGGCGGCTTATGCACGTGTTTCTGTTGATACAGAGCAGCTGATGCATTCACTGTCCGCGCAGGTTAGCTACTACAGCAACCTGATCCAGGGAACGCCAGAATGGGAGTATGTCGGCGTTTACATTGATGCGGGCATTACCGGTACAGACACAAAACCGCGTGAGCGCTTTCAGAAGATGATCGCTGATTGTGAAGCAGGAAAGATTGACATCATCCTGACGAAGTCTATATCCAGATTTGCCAGAAATACGGTTGATCTGCTGGCGACGGTTCGCCATCTGAAGGAACTGGGCGTGGAGGTTCGCTTTGAGCGTGAACACGTGAACACCTTCACTTCGGATGGCGAGGTGATGCTTTCTATCCTGGCCAGCTTTGCCGAACAGGAAAGTATCAGTCTATCGCAGAACATCAAATGGCGAGTGCGAAAAAACTATGAGCAAGGTAAACCACACGCGCACCTGAAGCTGTATGGATATCGCTGGGAAGGCGATGAACGGGTAATCGAACCGGACGAAGCAGAAGTCGTCCGGTTTATTTTTGCTGAGTATCTTTCCGGGAAGTCCTTTCGGGAAATTGCAACAGAACTGGATGAAAAGGAGATAAGAAGCGTCCGGGGGACAAAGCATTTTTCTCCGCAGACTCTCCGAAAAATGATCAGCAACGAAGAATACACAGGGTGCCAGATCTACCAGCAGGTCTATGCATACAAGCCTCACAAGCAGAGGATCAACTACGGGGAGCTTCCAAAGTACCGTGTGGACGATCATCACGAGGCAATCATAGATCCGGACACCTTTGCCGCCGCTCAGGCAATGCGGAAGGAACGCGGCAAGGATCAGCTTCATGAGAAGAGAAACCCCAGTGCCTACAGCGGGATGGTCTGGTGCGGGAAGTGCGGGTCAAAGGCTTTCATGCACAGCACTGCACAAGGCCAGTTCCGGTATTGGACATGTGATGCCAGGAGAATCAAAAAGAGCTGCGACTGCAAGAACTGGCGGGATGAGGAACTGATGGCTGCTGTACAGACGGCTATTGGAGAGGAAGAAATCGTGCACAAACTGAAGCGACAGGTCGAACGGATCGTCCTGTTCGATGATCATCTGGAACTTGAAATGACTAACGGGAGGAAACGTTCATGGCAAAAAAGGTAAGGGTCATACCGGCAACAATCGACCGGACCACATCAGCACCGATCAGTAACGGGACGAAACGGAAGGTCGCCGGATATGCACGGGTTTCCACAGAACTGGAAGAACAGCAATCCAGCTACGAGGCCCAGGTCAGTTACTACACGAACTACATCCAGAGCCGAAATGACTGGGAATTCGTCAGAGTTTACACAGATGAAGGAATCTCCGCTACCAGCACAAAACACCGGGAAGGCTTTCAGCAGATGGTGGAGGATGCGCTGGACGGCAAGATCGATTTGATCGTAACGAAGTCGGTCAGCCGCTTTGCCCGTAATACCGTGGACAGCCTGACCACCATTCGGAAGCTGAAAGAGCATGGAACAGAGGTCTACTTCGAGAAGGAAAACATCTGGACGTTTGATTCCAAGGGGGAACTCCTGCTGACCATCATGAGCAGCCTGGCTCAGGAAGAAAGCCGGAGCATTTCCGAGAACGTGCGCTGGGGTCAGCGGAAAAGAGCAGCTGACGGAAAGTACAGCCTTGGGTACGCTCATTTTCTTGGATATGATAAAGGGCCTGATGGAACACCGGTTATCAATAAGGAGCAGGCAGTTGTTGTCCGAAAGATTTATGGCCTGTTTCTGGAAGGGTACTCCTACAACAAGATCGCAAAAATCCTGACAGAGGAAGGCATACCAACACCAGCGGGTAAGAAGAACTGGCGGGATGTGACGATTGCAGGAATCCTGACGAACGAGACCTATATGGGTGACAAAATCCTTCAGAAGACATACACGCTGGACTTCCTGCATAAGACACCCATCAAGAACCAAGGTCAGGTCCCCATGTACCACATCGAGCAGGATCACGAGGCGATCATTCCCCCGGAGACCTTCAAACGAGTCCAGGATGAGATTCTCCGGAGAAAGAACAGGCCGCTCCAAGGCCAGACCATTTTCTCGGGGAAGATCTTCTGCGGATGCTGCGGAGCAACCTTCGGGCCTAAGGTCTGGCACAGTAACGACAAATACCGCCGGGTCATCTGGCAGTGCAACAACAAATACAAGGGAACCAAAATTTGCCGGATGCCGCATCTGTATGAGGACAGGATTGAAGCAGACTTCCTGAAGGTCTGCCGGAAGCTTTCAATCGACCGGGACGAGATCATCACTAACCTCCGAGAACTGCAGACCCTTGTCGGTGGGACAGAGGAACTGGAAAAGGAGCGTGCTGACTTGGAGATTGAAAGGAACCTTCTCGCAGACAGGCTGCAGGCCCTGATCGACCGGAATGCCAAAGAGGCGCAGGACCAGGTGAAGTACATCAAGCAGTACGATGAGCTTTCTGGAAAGTACAAGAAGGCGGAGGAAAAGCTGACCCGGCTGGATACTCGCATCCGGGACAAGGAAATGCGGAACCGCCGGATTGCGGATTTCATTGACGCGGTTGAGCAGATGCCCGATACGGTTTCAGAGTTCAGCACCGAGCTCTGGGCAACGCTGATCGACCAGGTGACGGTTTACGGGAAAAAGGATGTACGCTTTACGCTGAGCACCGGCGAAGAGATCCAGGTTGACTGATGCACCCCATACGATCACACGATGCACCCCACTCGATAGGTCTTGCACCTATTTGCACCCCAGAAAGGCGAGTGGGGTGCATCGTTTTCTTGTATCGACCGTGCCATTCCCGGGTTCTCCGTCATGGAGAGCGAAAAAATGAGGCAGGTGGGCCGGGATCCCCAGACCTTCCTGGATAAGGGCATCCGCCTGCACTGCGACAAGGTGATCGACCGGAACGTCTACCGGGGCTTCGAAAAGACGAAGTCCACCGGCCTGTGCAACAATCCGGACGTGATCCGCACCATGGCGCTGCCCGCCACGGGCGGCGGGGTGGACACCCAGTGGTCCGGCAAGACCGCGGACCAGATCCTGCGGGATGTGAACCAGATCATCTCCGACGTCTGGACAGACAACGACTGCTCCTCCGACGCCCTGCCGAACCACATTCTGGTGCCGGTGGAGCAGTTCGGCCAGCTGGTGACCCGGAAGGTCTCCGACGATTCCGAGCGCAGCATCCTGACCTACGTGCTGGAAAACAACCTGTCCCGCCAGCAGGGCGGCGATCTGATCATCTCCCCCTGCAAGTGGTGCCGGGGCGCTGGCAGCGGCGGCCGGGACCGCATGGTGGTTTACATGAACCGGGTGGACCGCATCTGCTTCAACCTGACCCAGCCCCTCCGCCGCATGGGCACCGAGTTCAGCGAAATGCGCTATAAAATCCCCTACACCGCCCAGTTCTCCGAAGTCCGCTTCCTCTATCCCACGACTGTGAGGTATATGGATGGGATCTGA